TCATTTCTCTTTTGTGTTAAAGACTGTTTTGTTTTCCTGTGGGTAGTAGGTATAACCATTCGTACTATCCTGTAGATTTTCTTGATTGGTGTTAAAGGTTTCGTTGTAGTAAGTTTCGCCCATCCATTGCACAAGACCTTCTTCATTGTAATCCCAACCTTGTTTAACTGCATTCTCAATCTCCTCCTTGTGCATTGCTTTGGCTTGCTCAAAGCTTATATTAACAGCCTCAAGTAAATCACCATCGTGTTCAAAGTGAGACTTTAGGTTGTTGTAAATCCATTCAATACTGCTCTGTTTCATTTCATTTTGTGTTAAACTCAATCAATTCTAATTGTCTTGCCCTTCAAAATCCCTTGACATACTTGCCCTGTTACAATTCTTGTAGAGTCATTGTTGTATGCTTTGAATTTAGTATGGTAGAAATCATCTTCTCCACAACCAAAGAAAGCATAGCCCCCAACCTCTATTGGGTGATAACCTGCGTCCTTAAGTGCTTCTGTTGCTCCATCCACATTGGTGCAAGATGATAATGCGCCCAACGCTATTGCTGATAAAATAATCGTTCTCATTTCTCTTTTGCGTTAAATCGTTTGTCAAACATATCATCAATAGTCAAGTCCTCACACCAAGACTCTTCAGTCTCTTGGTAGTCTCGGTTTGCTTCATCGCAGTATTCTACGAAGTCACACATCACATCCTTCTCTTTCTCAAGCATTGACTTTGCCATATCATAGCACTCTTGGAATATCAAGTAAGCTGCATTCGCATCTAACGTATCTGGTAGTGAGTCCGCTTTCTTTGCAAACTCATCCATCAACTCTTTAATCGGTGTCTTCATTTCTCTTTGGTGGTTTTATCCATCGTTGCGTTGCATTTGGCGCACTTATGATGCAAATCTCCATCAAGGAACTCTTGCATCAGGTAGAAGTCATTCCCCTCGTTGTCTTGCTCAGTGCCGTTCTTAATCATATCGACAAGAAGCAACAACTCCGTCATAGTTAATTCAATCTTCATTGCTTTGGATTTTATCAGTTTATGACTATTTATTGGTTTGGTTTTTATCACCATAAACCGAACGCTCCAACCACCTGCGATACATCGAAGCGGCAACAGCAAGTCGCTGAGGATAGAACTTATAGTCTGGCTTTAGTTTAGCCATAGCGATACGCATAAACTGGTCTCGCTCATCAGTTAATGTCATCATTTGTGTCTTCATAGTGTTCTCCAGTATTTCCATTTTGTCCAATAATGTCCATTCGTTTGTTTAACTCTTCTTCCATCTCAGCCCATTCAGCGCTCTTTAAGCGCTCTTCGAGCAAGTCCTCTTCAAGTTGCCGATTGTGATTCGAGCAAGCAGTCTTTTGGTTGTCAACGTGATGCTGACTATCACCAAGGTCATCCCAGTACAGAAATTTAAAGTTGTTGTCCATAATAAAGAGGATGAAAAAGGGGGCATAGCCCCCCTCTCATACAATGGCAAATTACGACAATTAGAAAGGGAAGTCGTCTGACCCTCCGTTTACAGGCTTAGCCTTAGGTGTGTAGGCTTCCTGTACCTTGAGGTACTTCTCGCCATCACGCTTAGACATAAGTTCAAGGTTAACCCAACCGCTTTCGTTCTTCAGACCGTCGAGTTTCTCGAAGTCTTTAGGGCCAAAGGCGATTTTAACGATTTCACCGAATTTGGTTTTGACCACCTTGGTCTTACCAATGAAAGTAGCAGTTTGTTCAGCCATTTCAGAAAAAAATTAAGATAAAATTAATTGTTTGATATGCTCATACATATCCTCTAGTCTCCGTACCTTGATTTTGAGTTTCTCCACATCATCATTCAAGTTCTGCCCACCATTGAGGTCTTCGATTGCTGAGTAGCAAGCAAAGTACGCTCGTTCGTAGGACTTGTCCTCATCTAACCAATCTTCGTGGCTACGCTCGTAGTCGTAGACACTCTTTCGGTCGATGTTTAGGATAAGAGAAACTTCCGTTGCTCCATATCCTATCTGCTTAAGTAAATTCACAACCAGTCGCTTCGCTCTGGTAATACCTTTGTTCTTCTTTGGACTCATAATCAAGTCCATAGGAACATCCGTGTAGTTAGAAACTACTTCTACTACTTTATAGTGTAAAGCGCCTTGCATAGTTGCTTGTGTATTCTCCATCTACGAATAGGTCTTCGTAGAGTTTGATGCTTCTGTTTAGTTCTTGGTAGCCAGAATCCATAAACTCTTGGCTGCACTCAAAGATACCTATTTCATAAGGCCAACTCTTCTCGACAACAACAAAGACAAATCTTTCTACTTCGAACAGGTGGCTGTAAAGAGCAGCCTGTTGGTTGTACAAAAGATACTTTGCTGATTTCTTGAACTCATCAATGCTCTTGGCGGTGGTCTTAAGGTCTACGATGTAGTCATCATCCCACTTCTCAACGAGCATATCTGCTTTGCCTTTGAACTTCAGTCCATTGTATGTTCCTGTTTGAGGAACTTCAGAGCGACCTCCCAGCATTAATGCTTGAACCTCAGAATTATTTTGTAGGCGTTCGCTCATCCCAAGATAATCCCTGTATTCGGACTGGGACAAGAGTAACTTGCCTTTGTTCTCTAACAGGAGTTTCTGGTACGCCTTAGTTCTTTGGTCTTTACGCACCTCGCACACAACTGCATTGTCGATACCTTCAAGGACAATAGAGTGTACTGCCTTGCCCATATCGAATGCGGCGGTGTCTGGTTGCCTCCATTTACCAGTCCGCCATAGGTGGAACTTGGTAGGAGACTCGCGTAGGAGTTTCAGCGCACTATTTGACAAATGCTCCCTGTCCGCATAGTACGCCTCATCGCTCTTGAAGATATCCTCAACCATTCAGCATATTTTCAAATTGGTAAATCATCTCGACCAAATGTTCTTTGGCCATAGACATAAGGTATACCTCGTTGTCTTCATCAAACACTTGGTACACATCTACGAAGTCGTTGCCCTCCTCTTTGTCAAACCGAATGGTAAAGAACTTACCATTGGTCATTGTGACGCTTAGGTGGTTCACGAAATCTTCCTCGTTACCTTCTTCGAAATCGCTCATCCGAAAATCTCTTCGTGTTGTTCTTTAGTGTAGGTATACTTGCCTTCAAGCGCAGACTTAACGTGAGCCGCTTTTCCTGTCTTTACAGCCTCTTTCATAGACTCAATGATATCTTGGGTCAACTCGCGCTTAGAAGATGCAGCAGCGGGCAAATCTTGCTTCTTGATAGCCATATCAACCTCATCAGCAGTTGCGATAGATGTGTCGATACCGATTCCAAGGAATCCAAGGGCACGACCTACGGCAGAAGTTTCGCAGTTCTCAACGTATGATGTCTGATTGATTCGGCTTGAAGCCTTGTCCTCTTGCGCCATACCTTGTGATACTACCACTCCTTCGGAGTTTAGGATACTTGCACGAACTACACAAGACTCAGGGTCAAGGTGCAGAAGTTCTGTATGGATAGCATAGCCACCAAACTCTTTGATGGTGCGAAGAGCCTTGACACGCTGATTGACCTCAACGTACTCTTTGCCCTTGATATTGGTTGTTTTGAACTTGTATGAACTCATAGTTAGTTAGTTAAGTTTAGCCAAAGATAATAAAAGATTCTTAATCCACAAACAATTCCACTTGTTTCCCTACAAATTCTTTTAGTTTCAGTAGTTTGCCTCGCAGCATAGCCACCTCATCACGCAGTCGTTGTAGGTCATCATAGATTGCAGTGTCTGCATCCATAAGGTCACCTTGGATGAACTTGTTAACGCATAGCACTGCATCGGAGTACAGGTCTCGGTAGTCTTGGTAAATCATATTCCCATCGTGAGTCTTACGATAGTGGTACGAAGTAGCCCTGTCGATTCCAAGGCACTCTCCAATCTCGGGATAGGTGGTGTACTTGTTGACTGCATTCACAAATGCCCTTCGGGGCATTACGCTTTCAGGTTTGTTGCTCTTCTCTGCGCTATACTGCGAGTTACGAGCGATGAAGTAGTCCCATATCTCGGTTAACTCGTAGGC